GGCCGGTGGCTGGGCGGGTCCGGGGCTGGGCGGCTGAGGGGGAGCCGGTACGGCCGCGGCCGGGAGAAGGTCGGCGATGTTCAGCGTCTCGCCGTCGGCCAGAGTCCGGATCGTGCGGATGTGGGCGCCAAGGTCCCCAGGGATATTGAGATCTATCTCATAGTTTCCGGAGGCGACGGAGGCAGTCTGGCCGGTCTGACCTACCAGATACCCGTCAGGGTCGATGCGGAAGGACGCCCTCCCGGCGACGATGTCTCGAGCTGGTAGAGGGGCTCCGAGGCTGGCCGGGGTAAAGGTGATCCGGCCCATACGACCCAGGCCGTCAGGGCCTACGACGCGGCCAGTGATCGTAGCTGTGGTGGAGGTCATTGCGGCTCCTGACGTAACGGATTGGCATCACCCTTCACTCTATCAATCCGATCGTGCAATGACTGGACCTCTGTGTACAGGTGGGACCTATCAGTCCGCGCGTCATTGCGGACCCCCTCGATCTGGGTCTCCATGCGGGACATGCGGGCCTCGAACTGTCGGTCCGACTCGCGGAGGTCGTCCACGGAGACGACCAGCCGGGCGAGGCTGTCGAGGACCTGGCCGAACTTGGAGTCCAGGTCGTCGCGCAGGTTGGAGTCGTGGTTGTTGTGGACGCCCTCCGAGGCTGACTCCGCGGCGTTGGCCGCTCTCACTACGTGGGCGCTCATACTGGTCATCCTCTCCTCCAGCCGTGACTGCTGCCTCTTGATAGTCATCCTGAGCCAGGTGATGAGGGCCGCCAGCAAAGCAGTCCCCGCCGTGATGACCTCGGGCGAGGCGAGCACGGTGAGGATCGGCGACGAGGACTGCTCCACTGGGATCATGGGGCTACCTCAGCCGGCCAGTCCGGAGACGTGGCGAGGGGTGTAGAGGTCGGCCGTAGCGGTCTCGGCGGTCGGGACGGCGCGGTCGGTCTCCTCGGGCAGGGAGAACGACTTCAGGACCGAGGCCAGGGCCGCGGCACCGGCGATGCCGAGAGCGCCCTTCCAGTCCAGGTCGAAGAGAGAGGACCCGACGGCGAAGGCGCCGACGAGGGACTGAGCGAAGGTAGAGATGCCGCGCTCGGCGAGACCCTCCCAGAACGTCGCGGATGCGTACTTCACATGTTCTCCTTCCAGAGGTAAGGGCGGGGACCCGTCTGAGTCCCCGCCCTTAGTGTATCCCTATGAGTCCGAGAGGGACCTATAGGTCACTGCGATGTCACGACCTCACCACAGCCGGAAGCTGTTGGTCTTGGAGGCGTTCAGCGCCATCTGGAGCGCCTTGACCGTGGCCTCGCCGAAGTCCCCGTCGACCCAGTCCCCGAAGTCCCAGCCCGCGGGCACGCCAGGCTTGTTCCAGGCGAGCACTAGATACTGGAAGACCTTCACCATGGGGGCGTCCCATCCGCGGTCCTCGGGCAGGCGGTCCATGCCGGTCAGCTGGCGGGTCGTCGCCGGCGGGACGGCCTTGTTCAGGAAGCGGCGCAGGTTGGCGACGGCGTAGACCTCGGCGTACCCGACGGCGCCCATGACGGCCTTCAGGCGACCGATCGTGGCGGCCCCGTAGTCACCGTCCACGACGAGCTGCGCCTCTCCGGAGGGAGCCGCTGCGGTTGCGGCGGCTGGCGCCCCGCCTCCGATCATCCGGTCCAGGGCGGCGCGGTCGCGGCAGCGGTTCAGGTCGAGGGTGCCGGAGTATCCCGGCAGGCGGCCGTCCTCGGTGTACTGGTGGATGAGCGGCTGGCCCCAGTAGGAGACGTTCGGCACCGCGGGGTCCGAGTAGGAGGACCCGTAGTCCGAGTAGTTCGGGCCGCCGGCGTACCAGAGCGGGTACTCGCGGGCCACGGCCGACCAGTCGTAGCCGTTGACGGCGGAGCCGTTCATGTAGATGCCGGGGGTGGCGCCGGTCAGGGACTTCACGGTGTCGAGGAACTGCTTCGCCCAGCCTGGTCCCTGAGCGACAGCGTTCGCCTCCCAGTCGAGCCAGAGCGTCGCCTTGGCGCGGAGCGCGCCGACGGCGGACACGAAGTAGCGGGCCTGGGCAGCCGCGTCGCCCGGACGGGCGAAGTGGTAGAAGCCTAGCCGCTTCGAGGCCGACAACGTGGCGTTGGCCTGCGAGACCATGTACGGGTTCACGTAGTCGTCGTCCTCGGTCGCCTTGACGATCACGAAGTCGGCCCAGAGCGCGCCAACGTTCAGACCTGCCTGGTGGCTGGAGATGTCGATCCCGTGAGCGTGCTGAGGTGCCGACGGCGAGGTGGCCGGACGTGCCGCAGCGGGGGCGGCCGGCTTGATCTGACCACCCTGCTTCGGGGCGAATGAGGGCCACTGGGACAGGAACTTCTGGTCGCTGAAGCGGTGGCACGAGGTCCACCGCCCGGCCCGGGTGTGCGGGTGAGAGGAGTAGCGCACGGTGCGGGTCTCCTGGCCCGTGGTGTCGCCGGCGTAGCCGTCGATCGAGCCGTCCTCCGCGATCCAGGCCTCCGAGACGAGCGGGTCCCCGCCGTCCTCGACGGCGATGACCACGTGGCCCGCGCCGCCTTCGTTCGCGGCGGAGAGGATCACGTCACCGACGCGGAAGCCTCCAGCCGGCGTGAGGTCGGCGTCGTTCCACGGGACCTCGCTGAAGCCTCTCAGCTCCATGCCTCCGCGCATGTTACCGGTCCAGTGGTCGTTGATCTCCAGGAGCGCCTGATGGCCCCACGGAACCCCGTAGGTGTCGTGTAGGCCGTAGCAGATCGCTCCGCACACGAGGCTGGAGCAGTCCGCGTTCTGCGGCGAGGACACGTGCCCCGCCCAGTCCGCGTTCGCGTACCAGGACCGCCGCTCGGGCTGGCTGTAGCCGACGTTCTCGCTGTCGCAGATGCGGCGGGCGATGGCGGCGGCGACTGACTGTACTGTCACTTGCTCTCCTTCGTGATGGTTGAGCCCTGAAGCTGCTGCTGCTCCAGGTCACGGACGCGCTGCTCAGCGATGACGGCACGGCGGGTCAGCGCGGCGATCTCGGCGGCCAGAGCGTCGATGATCGCGACGGCGTCGACCTGAGGTGCTTGGGGTTCCATGGGTCCTCCTTGAGGTGTATAGGCGGGGTAGGACAGGGCGGCGCGGATCCCGCGCCGCCCTGTCAATCATAGGTCACTCTTACCGTAGCTGTCCGGTTTGGTAGCTGGACCGTACAGGCCGCCGCCCACGGACATGTCGTCGGGTAGGTCCCCACCTCCGGCCGGGTCACTGCTATCTCCGGGGGACGGTGGCGGGAGTTGCCACGGAGACTCTCGGGCATAGTCCCGCATGACGGGCTCCCCGCGCTCGGAGACCTCATGGTCAATACTACGAGCACCCTTGACCAGCACGGCCACAGTCGTGCTGGGGGCGCCGGTGACGTCCACGTGCCACTCCTCAGGGTTGGAGCGGTCCAGCGCCGCACGGGCGCCGTCGCTGGTGAAGACGACCCACGGAGCCTTGGCGGACGCAATCCGAGGAACATAGTCCGGCAAGGTCCAGCGGGCGCGGCCCTCGGCGTCGAGTTCGATGTTCTCCCAGTACTCGATCCCGTCGTATGGAGATTCGGTGCAGGCGTGCTTCAGCCACATCCCGCCGCGCTGAGCAGTCAATTCGGGCACTCGCATGAAGAAGTTCTTGGTCCCGGTGATGTGAACCCCGGAGCTCGAGATCCACACCTGGTTCCGTTCGCCGAACTGCATCGTGGTCGAGCTCTTATTAGCGTAGAATCTGGCATGAGACTCCCCCATTGGGCGGATGCTCACCGCATTAGGCCCCACATACAGCCTCGGCTTGTTGTCGCTGTTGGTACCGTACGAGAAGCCTCCGGAGTCGGCCCACCAGTAGATATCCTGAGCCCTGAGCCGTACGCCGCCGGTCTTGAACTCGAACAGAGTGTCTCCGGACGGGGTGTACATGGTTACATACGAGGTTCCCACGGAGATGTAGGGGACATCGCCCCCCAGACCGGCGTAAGGAGCCTGCATACGGATCGAGGGATCTCCGGACCGGTCCTTGAGCAGGGCAATCACCCCGTCGCCCCAGTTGTCCTCCAGGGAGTTGAAGGCCAGGCCGCACCCCCACTTTGAACCGTCGGTGCCGACGTCTCGTCCAGTGCGGGTAGAGATGACGTCGTTGAACCACACCATTGACCACGAGTCCCGTCGGCTGAGGTGCCCGCTGATGCTGATCGCCCCGGTCCGGGCGTTGACGTCCAGGACAGAGGCGCCTCGTGAGTCGTAGACCCGGAGTCCGTCAGAGGAGAGCTTGAGGCCTCGGTTGTAGGTACGCTCAGTCTGAAGCGTCGCTCCGGTGATGACCTGCCCGTCGATGGCTCCGGCCTGGATGTTGGATGCGCTGACGGAGTTGGCCTCCAGCATCCCGGCCTTGATCTTCTCGAACTCGCCCTGCCCGGCGGTGACGATCTTCGTCCACACGTGATGAGCGGTTGCGTTCACGAAGGACGCGTTGCCGGTAACGGTGAGCTGATCGGTGGTGATCTCCAGGAAGCGGCCGACGTCTGCAGCGATCTTCCTCGCGGTGAGCTCGGCTATGTTGGCCGCCCCTACGGTCAGCTTTCCTACGTCGAGGTTGCTGATCTGCTCGCTGGTGACACGCATCCGCTCCCAGGAGGATCCGGTCCACTTCCACTCAGCGACGATGTCAAGAGTCTGTGCGTCCTGGACCCGGACCGTGTCGCCGAGGGTCTCCCCTCGGAAGGGGGGCTCCGTGTCCGAGGTGCCCCTGATGTAGAGCACCGTGCCCAATGAGGAGCGGATTCGCCGGACGGCCGACTCCATGGTCGCGGCCGTCAGCTTGGAGACCGACTTGGAGTACTCGTCTCCGGCCTCCTCCCAGCGCCAGCCTTTCGGGGAGTAGACAATGGTAGACCCCTCGGCGGTGCGAGAGTTGTTGGGGAGAGACTGGCCGGGGGAGGCGAAGGCGGGGACGGTTACGTACTGGCCCCCGCGGGCACCTTCAGGCGCGGAGGCTGGATTGATCGGCCCAGGCATCAGGCGGCCTTGATGATGTAGGGGAGGCCGAAGTACGGGTCACGGAGGTCAATAGGCTGGGACCCTCCGGCGGACGCCGCGATCGGGGACCGCTCACTTGAGGAGGTGCCCGTAGAGGTCAGGTAGGTGTAGCCGGACGTGCCGATACCGATGTCCTGGTTAGACGTACGGGCCTGGAACCTCTTGGACTGGTCCGAGGACTCCCCGATCTCGTGGGTGTGGGCCGGAATCTGAGCGATGCTCAGCGTGAGGAGCGTGTTTCCGCCCTTGTCGCCGGGGCTGTACTTCGTGCCGGTACCGACCACGGACCTCTCCCGGATGTCCGGGATGCGGAAGTCCCCGGAATTGGTGGAGCCATAGGTGGTTCCGATGGCGGAGAACAGTGCGGGGTAGGCACTCCTCTGCAGGACCCGACCGTCGCAGCGGAGCCATCCCTCAGGGTCGCGGTCTGCTCCGAACATCGCAATGGTCCCGACAGGGATCGCCTTGGACAGCTCGGTCCGAATAGCCTGAGCGATCTTCTTGACCTCCTCCATGACCTTGGCAGGCTGCCCCTGGACGACGGTCTCCAGTGAGGTGACCCCGCGGGTGGCGGAGGAGATGCCGTCCTCTATCCGGATGAGGTCTGCGGCGGTTATCCGGGTCTCATTGGCTCCGAACCCGTCGCGCCACTGCTTGGTGGCGACGTACTCCTTCATTACCTGTCTCCTTCTGCTCTGAGGACGAAGACTCGCCCGTCGGGTGAGATCCACATGCTGGAACCTATTGTCCCACTATCTGGAGGGATGGGTCCTGAGGTGACCAGGTTGGTGGCCACCTGGGTCATGGCCTCGGTGAGGTGCTTCATCTCCTTGAGGGTGCCCTCGCGGGCCGCCTGCTGCATCGCGTCGCTGCCCGCCAGCTTCCTCTCGACCTCGCGGGCGATGGCGTCAGCATCAATGTTCTGCTTGAGGGTGATGTTGCTAGGCGCGCTCCAGGCCGACCGGTTCCCGGCCCGGTCGTAGGTGCGAAGGCGCACCTCGTACTCCCGGATCTCGTACCCGGCCAGGGAGATGCGCTGCATCGGGGACGGCATTGAGGCCACCACTGCCGGAGGAGTCCCAGGAAGCTGCACGCTGACCTCGGCGCCTGCGAAGTCCCCCGGCATGCCTCCGCCGTCAACGCTCAGCAGGTCCCAGAACACCTGCAGGACTCCGAGAGTCTGGGAGAGCTGGGGCTTTGAGGGGACCGGAGGAGCGGACGTGTCCGTAGCCATGGTCGCGATGGTCTCGGGACCCCAGGAGCCGACGGCGTCGCGAGTGACGGCCCGGACCTTGAAGGCGTACCGGCCTCCCGGGGACAGCCCCTCAACCTCACCGGTGGTGTCGTTGGAGGTGAGCAGCCGTCCGGTGGGGTAGGGGATCTCGCGGACCGAGATCTCGTAGCCGGTCACGTCCACGGCCACGCCCAAGGTGTCCGTGGTGACCGCCTGCCACTCCAGGGACGCCACCGCCTGCGCGTATCCGAGAGGCCCGATGACCGCCTTCGAGGAGATGACCAGACCCTGGGGAGGGAGGGGCCAGTGCTTGCTAGGAGTCGCCTCGGGTCGAGGGTTCTGGCCGTCGGAGGTGGCGGCACCTAGCACGCCTTTCTGGCGCTTGGCCAGGCGCGACAGGACGTCATCGAGCATGGTGCCGAAGGTCGTGTGGCCCTGGCAGCGACCGTTCTCGGTGACGGAGATAGAGATCTGGGTGACGCGCATGCGCTCAAGCCCGGTACCGCGCTCGATCCGGACCCAGTCACCGAGGGAGTAGTCCTCGAAGGGGAGCCACTGGAGGTCGTCGGCCTCCCACTCGCGCTTCACCTCGGCAGCAGGCGTGGCTCCGGTCTTGAGGGTAAGGTCAGCCACGCTGCGGGCCGTGGACTCCAGCTCGACGCCTCCGGCGCTGACCACCTTCTCCGTACGGGGAAGGCTTGGCGGAGCCTCCGGGTTGGGGAAGGTCCACGTACGCCCCCCGTCGCCCTTCACGAGGACGTGGGTGCACAGCTGAGACCAGTCCAGCTTCTCAGGGGCCGACGTAGTCCCCGCCCCCAGGCGCCACACGACGGAGGTGTTCTCACGCTTCAGGGCCGAGTCGGCGTTGTAGACCTGAAGCGTACGGCCCCGCCACCGGTAGTCGACCATGCCCATGTTCATGAGCGTGTCGAGGACGGACTTGAGGGACACGGTAGGGTCGAAGGCCAGAGTGGTCTTGGTAGCCCAGGGCTGCCCGGCCGAGTCGGTCGCGAGGGATGCGTCCAGGGACAGCCCGGCGCCCCACCCCCGCTTTACGGCCGCGTCCCACAGGGTGTGCAGGATCTCGCCGGCGTTGCGTGAGTTGAACTTGTACTTCCCGTCCTTGTCCTTGGCAACCGGGGGTACGTTCCATACGAGAGCGCCTTCCAGGCGGTGCCCGAGGTGGATCAGGTCCGCCTTGCGATGCTGCGTGCCGTCGTCCACCAGGTTCCACTCGGAGGACAGGTTGATGAAGCGGCCGTTGTAGGGCTCGTGCCAGGTCTGGCCGTCGTAACTGAGCTCGACGGCGATCTCCACGGCCTCGTCAAGGAGCTCACCGCGTACTCCTAGTCCCCCGTTCGGGTAGGAGAGGGTGAGCGACGGCGTGGCCTGCCGAGGGCAGGTGAACGTGCCGGCCAGGGCGTCGGGGAGAACGCCCAGCCGCGCCCCGGCCTGCTCGTAGGCGACGTAGCGCATGGCCAGCCCCTTCGGAAACGCGAGATTGCGCGGCATCAGTAAGCCGTCCTTCCGCGGAAGCTCCCGGATGTGCCGGTCAGCGTCATGGAGATACGGCCGTCAGCGTCGGGCGTGGCTCGGAATCCACCAGGACTCATAGAGATCTCGCCGTCGGCCGAGCGGGCTCCAGGCTGAACGTCCCAACCGTCTCCAAGGTTCTTCCAGGCCCGGTAGCCGGCGATGTCGACCAGCAGCTTCTCCCCTCTGTTGAGGGTGCCCGTGAAGGTGAACGAGGAGCCGGAGACGTTGTCCTTCACCGTGCAGGTCCCCGCCGTCGGCTCCAGGAGGAGCCTTCCGTCCGGGATAGGCATCACGCAGCCGTTGAACTTCGACAGGTCGTTCAGCGGGGCGACGATATCCTCGGTACCGCGCCACAGCCCAGAGACGATCTCGTAGGTGACTGTGAACGAGATAATCTCCGAGTGTGGGTTGAAGCTCGGGTCCAGCGAGGACTTGAGGCGGACCTGGGCCTCCCGGACCGGAGCCCCCTTGGGCGTGTACCGAAGCGTCTGGAGTCGCCCGAAGGCGTACAGGCGCCGCGACAGGTCCTGATAGTTGCGCTCCAGGACCTCCAGGCCCTCCTTGCAGCGATTGCCGCCCCGCCCGTCGGTCCAGGAGAACACGGAGAACTTCAGGGCGACGGTGGCCGGCTTCAGGACGGCGGCAGCCGTCGGCAGGATCCCGAACCGCCCGGGGACGCCCACAGAGGTGGTCCAGGGCTCGCCGCGGGTCGACAGAGACGTCCCCTCGGCGAGCACCCAGCGCTGACGCTCATCGTCCAGATCGACGCCGTCCAGTGTGTAGATGGCCATGGGTGGGTGACCTTCCTCAGATGATCGCGGCCAGACGCAGCCCCTCGGCGACCTCGTCGCGAGTCTGGGAATCCGGCTTGGCCTGCGGATAGTTGTTTGTGATGTTGATTGTAGCGCCTGATTGGCGTCCCTTATCAAACGATCCGGAGGACTCCGGGGCCGGGTTCGGACGGCCGGCCGAGGCTCGGGCGGGGAGAGGCTGCACGTCGGCGCTGAGCCCGATCGTGGCCGGCTTGGTCAGCTCCTCGGTGAAGTCCCTCAGGGAGTCCCGGACTGCCCCGTACTGGCTCTCCAGCCCCTTGATGAGGCCCTGCATGATCATCTCACCGGCGGGGGTGAGCAGGACCTTGTCGACGGGGGCAGGGCCCTTCCAGGACGGCAGCAGGCTCGTCAGGGACGACAGGCTCGACTGGACGGATGAGAACATCGACTGGATGCCGTCAATGAGCCCGTTGATGATGTCGCGACCGGCCGAGATCAGCCAGGACCCCGCACCTGAGAAAATGCCCTGAATCCTGCCCGGCAGCGAGCTTACGAAGCTGATGACCCCGTTGACCCCCGCCGACACCGCGGAGCGCATGGCGTTCCAGGCATCCGATGTGAAGTTCTTGGCGGCGTTCCACCCCGAGCTGATGAAGTTCTTCACCCCTTCGATGGCGGAGGAGACGAGGCTCTTGATGCTGTTCCAGGCCGAGGAGGTGTTGCTGGTGATGAAGTTCCAGCCCGCGCTGATGATGCTCCTGGCGGTGGAGATCCCGGAGTTGAAGATGGAGGAGATGAAGTTCCAGGCCCCGCTGATGATGGAGGACATGAAGTTCATGGAGATCTGCGCGGAGGTCTTCAGGAGGTTCATGAACGAGAGGAACGACGTGCTGATGATGCTCCATACGGCCTGACCGACCTGGCTAATACCGTTCCAGGCCCTCGACCAGTCTCCCGAGAGGAGACCCATCACCGTGTTCACGACTCCGCGGATGAGGTTGACTGCAGTCGTGACGGCGCCGGAGATCAGCTGCCAGGCCCCTACGACGATCGGGATCGCTACCTGCATGGTCGCCCCCACTGCCTGTATCACCGGGATCAAGGCAGCAGAAAGGACCTGCACAATCGTCACGATGTGCGGGAGGATCTGCGGCAGCAGCTCGGCGACGATCGGCCCAAGCTGGACGATTAGCTCCTGGATGACCGGTATGAGGGCCTGGATGATCGGAAGGAGAGCGGCCCCCAGCTGCTCGATGATGGGCGTCAGGATCGGGACGAGCTGCTGGAAGACCGGGGCCAGCCCCTCGACCAGCTGGGCCACGAGCGGGGCCACGGCGGCGAGCAGCTGACCCATGACGGTGGCGATGGCGCCGAAGGCCTGCCCCAGGGCCGGCATGGCCGGCGCGAGAGCCTGCACGGCCGTCAGGACGCCCTGGAAGAAGGCCACCAGCCCGCCCTGAAAGGCGGGGTCCTGGAGGGCCGCTGAGATGCCCTTCAGGCCAGTCTCGATGATCTGACCGACCAGCGGGAGGATGGTGGAGAGGGTCGGACCCAGCGACACGAAGGCCTGCCCCAGCGAGCCGACGCCGGCGAAGGCGTGGGACGCGGCATCCCCCATCGCGCTGAAGATGGAGGTCAGGGTCCCCTGCCACAGAGGTCCGTTCACGGCCTGGTTGGCCCGGTCCAGGGCAGCAGCGATGGAGTCGATGGGAGCGGAGCCTGCGGCCATGGCCTTGAAGACCCCGCCCAGGATGCCTCCCAGGTCGAAGACGATGTCCTTCAGGGTCCCGAAGGTCTTCGCGGCGGCCTGGATAGCCGCGTCCATCTCCCCGGATGCGGTCTTAGCCTGCACCCAGTTCTGGAAGCTGTAGGCGACGTCGTTCGCCCAGGAGGCGATCGAGGGAAGGTACTTCGCGCCGGTCTCTCCCAGCGTCAGGAGGGCGTCAGTGAACGCCCCGGCCCCGTCACCGCCGATGTCGAGGGCCTGGGCCAGGTAGTTCAGGGAGGCCCGGAAGCCTGGGATGTGGTCCTGGGCAGCACTGGCGACCGCCGCCGACATCCGGCCCAGTTGCGTAGAGACGTTGGAGATGGATGGACCTAGCGCATCGAGGGCGTTGTTGGCGAAGTCGCGGATCGCGCCTGCGGCCTCGCCCCAGTACGCGGCGGAGATGTCCTTCTGGAGAGCCGAGAACCGGGGACCGAGATCCGCCAGGACGGTCGAGGCGTCCTTCATCGCTGCCGCGAAGATGCCGATTCCGGCGGCGGCCGTGCCCAGGATGCCCGGCATCGCCAGGAGGGCCGGAAGGGTGTGAGCGACGGCGAGGCCGAGCTGGGCGATGTTGCCCAGGCCGGCGCCGGCGATGGAGGTCAGTCCCAGGATCGCGGTACCGGCGGTAGCGGCCTTGACGGCGAAGGTGTCCAGGTTGGTGAAGACGTCGTTGAGGCTGTTCTTCAGGTTGCTGAAGATGTTGCCGCCGGCCAGAGCCTTGAGCTGCGCGGCCACCTTAGCCACGGAGGCCGTGGCCAGGCGGGCGTGAATGTCTACGAAGTAGGGCTTCGAGGTCAGGCGCTTCAGGTCGAAGCGGGCCTTGCCGTCGTCCAGGTCGGCGTTGACGGTCGCCTTGCCGTCCAGCTTGTCCAGCTCGCGCTTAAGCTTGCGCTTGGACGCCTCGGACAGGTGCGCGCTGGCCTCGATGTCGCCGCCCAGCTTGTTCAGCTGCTCCTTGATCTTGGCGCGGGAGGCCGGGTCGAGGTCGGCCTCGGCCTTGAGCTTCGCGTCGAGGTTGGCGATCTGCTCCTTTAGCTTGCGCTGGGTGGCCTTCTCCAGGGACGCATCGACCTTGATGCCTGACTTGATGTTGGCGATACGCTCCTTGATCTCGGCAACGTCGTCCCCATCGATCTTGACCTTGGCATCGATGTCGGCCTCAGTCTTGCTGATCGCCTCCAGCGCGTGCTTGCGGGATACCTCGTCAAGGTCAACACGGGCCTTGACGGCAGCCTTCATCTCGTCCAGCTCACGCCCGATCCTCGCCACGGCGTTGTCGTCCAGGACCGGCTTGACCGGAGGCTTGCCCTCGGCCTCGCGCAGCTTGCGCTTGATCTTCTCCAGGTCCTCGGGGGAGATACCTACCTTAGGGGTGGCCTTCGTCTGGGCGATGGCCGTCTCGATGCGCTTGAGGTCCTTCGGGTCGATCTTGGCGTTGACCTGGAGCACGAGCCCGTCGAGAGCGTCCTTGACGGAGTCGCGCATCTCGCGCGCCCACTTCTCGGCGGCGCGCTCGATCCTCTTGCCGATCTTCTTGAGGCTCTTCTCGATGCCCCGCTCAGCGTCGCCCTGGAAGTCGCGCGCGTCAGCGCCGACCTCTACGACTACCTCGCCGATCTTGTCTGCCACGGGCTACCCTCCCCGCTCGTACGTCGAGCGGGCGGCATCGCGGCCCGACTCCTGTCTGAGGCCATGATACCGCCCGCATAGGCGTGTCCTATAGGTGCTGTCACATTCCGAGGGCCGACTTAAGGGACCCGAAGCCGGATGCCTCGTTGCCCGAGTACCACGGGCTCCGCGGATCTGTGACCACGACTCCCTTTGGTGGGAGCCACAGGTCCCTCCTCAGCTTCTCGGTAGCGCTCTCGTCCTCGGCGTTGCGGGTGAGGATCCACCACATGACGTGGCAGAACCGGTTCAGGGGCAGGGTCTCCAGGTCGATCCCGTGCCCGAGGCAGAACCCGTCGATGTAGTCCCACTCGCTGTACGCCGAGGCCAGGAGGCGCCGGATCACGTAGGAGGGTTCTCCCCGGCCTCCTCCATGACAGCGGAGATGAGGTCGGTCAGGTCGGGGATGTCGAGGTCGTCAGAAGGGTTCTTCAGTCGCTTGACGACCTCTGCGCCGGTCTCCTTGCCGAAGAGGACGTGGCACCACTTGGCCAGGCCGTCGATGATCTTCTCAGAGTCCTCGTCGGCGTCCTTGAGAGCCTGGGACAGGAAGATGGCGACGGACGCCTTCGGGGGGCGGACCTTGTACTCGGTACCGACCAGTTCAACAGAGATGGACTTCCGGGTCTTGCCGGGGATCGTGATAGTAGCCATGAGGCGATTCTAATGGAAGTCAGAGGGCTTGATAAGCCGGAGCGCGTCCCGAACGAAGTGGGCGCCCGTGATGCCCTTGACCCACTTGGCAAAGACGGCCTGGCCGGACCCCTTCGGGGTGAAGACCATGCGAGATGCCTTGACCGGGCCGTGGGCGCGGGTGCCCTTCTCCTGGTAGGCGGCGTACGGCGTACGCGCCCCGATCTCGAACGTCGGGTTGAGCGGGTGCTTGCCGGGTACGCGCTCAATTGTGACAGAGTTCACCATCCGGCCCGAGTTCACGCGCCCCTTGGCGCGGATGTTGCGCTGGATGCGGCCCTGAGTGCGCCGGGACGCCTTCAGGGCCGCCTGTTTAGTGATCTGGGCCACCTTGTCCTCACGGATGGGGCCCTTGAACCGGACGTTTACGTGAACCATCCCACACCTCGGAGATCACGGGCAGCTGAGCCGGACCGTGAAGGTCCACTCGCCGGCCACGCACCCGCCATCGGGGCCGGAGGCTGTCCAGTCCATCGCGTCGGCGTTCGTGGACGACGTCAGGAACCGGCCCAGGTCAGCCATGTCCTGGTGCAGCACCGCCGCGTCGGCGGTCAGGTCGAAGGGTCGAGGCCCCCGTCCGCGGTCGTCCACTACTTCGACACAGCGAAGCGTGCCTAGGGCGTAGGTCGCCGCCCAGTAGCGTACCGAGCACGCATCGCCGTCGGCGGCCCGAGGGCCGAAGACCGGGGAGACGGAGACGGTGCGCACGTAGAGGTGCCCGGCGCAGCACTCGTCCCACGCCACCTCAGCGCCCGGAGCGACGTACGCCTGTGAGACCGCGTTGGAGAGGGCCCGTGCACCGCCCTTGAGCAGGGCGAGCGCGGTGGAGTGTACGACGGAGGGCTCCGGCGAGGTCACGTGGCCGGACAGGGCGGCGTAGTCCTCGCTCTGGGCGCGGTTGCGGCGGGAGAGGCGGGGCGCCGGGCTCACCAGATCACCCCGCCGCGGCGGTTGGAGGGCTGACGGCGCGCGTAGTCGTCGGGGTTGTACGCCCTAGCGGCCTGACGCGGCTTGCGGATCGAGGCGACCCAGGAGTCGACCAGCCAGATGCCGGTACGGCCCTCCTGCATCTCGTCGAAGTCGTCCTGCACCTGGACGGTGACGCCCTGGCGAGTGACCGACTGGAGGCGCGCCGGGAGGGCGCAGTCTCGGTCCATGCAGGCCGCCTTGGCCAGCTCAAGCGCGAGGACGCCGGCGGCGACCTGGCCGCCCTCGGGGACCGGAACGCCCTGCGAGTAGCGGATCTCCCACGTGTTCTCCTCGGTCGTCGGCCGAGATAGGTCTTGTACCGCGGGGAATACAAGTGGAACATCGGGACCAAGTGGTGAGGTACGTCCAGTGAGCTGGAGCACGGAGTGGTTGATGAGCCGGTACGCCCCCAGAGGTAGCACCTTGCCGTTGATAGTGACCTGATGCACCCGGTGGACGTTCCCAGGCAGGCGGATGGCCGGGGTCCCCGAGGTGTGGGTGCAGTAGGGCCCGCAGATGCCGCACACGACGTCGTGCAAGGCCCCACCCAGGCGGAACGGGAGGAAGCCTCTCAGGTAGTCCTGCGACTGGTAGGTGGGCGGCGGCACGCAGTCGGCCGGCTCGGGCCGGATGACGACGATGTCGGTCCCGAACCGGCGACCGGTCCACTCCCACAGGAGGTGGGTCGCCATGGCCTCGAAGGTGTGCTGCTGCTCGGGCCTACCGGCCTCGTCCAGGTACTCCTTCAGATCCTCGCACGCGCTGTAGGAGACCGGCCAGTCCCCAGGCCCGTAGCCTCTCTCGATCTCTTCCATGCCCTCTCCTACAGCGCGTACGTGGTGCGGGATGGCTACGCCGCCAGGCTGAGCCATAGGCGGTGCCCGCACGGAAGAGTATACCCATAGGGGCCGCCTAAGAGACGTAGAGGCGGTTTCACGTGACTCAGGTATGGTGACAGCCCCGCAGGGCGTTTGTGCGCTCTACGGGGCTGTCAGTGCGTCTGAGAGGGTGTCTCAGGCGACGGTGACAGGCTGGTCGCTGTCCGGCGGGGGCGCGAGAGCCGTGTCGATCATCAGGAGGTGGTCGAGGGGGTCGAGCGGGGTGGGGAGCTTCGCGTTGTCGAAGCCGCCTCCGCCCTGCTTGGCCTTCTTGACCACGTCGTAGGGGCCGGTGCCCCAGGCGTTGCCGGACTTGGTGACAGCGCCGGTCATGGAGAAGGAGATGGCGTCCTCACCGTTGACCTCGATGTCGCCGATGGTTCCGGCGGTGATGAAGGGCAGCAGCAGGTAGCCGCTGGCGTCCTCAGCACCCTCGGCACATGCCTGGCCGGACAGGCCGGTCCACAGCTCGAGCGCGAACTTCTTCTCGATCTTGCCGTAGGCGACCTTGAAGCCGGCGGTGTCGCCCGCGTGGTCCAGGTACTTCGTCGCGTTGGTGACGATGTCCAGGACGGAGGGGTTCACACCGCAGAACTCCAGCTCGACGGTGAAGAACTTGAAGGTGTTGGACTGCTTCTCGTTGACGCACAGGGAGCCGTCGGCCTTGCGGACCGTGATCTCCGTGCCGTCCTCGACCTCGGCAGCCAGCTTGATCGACACGAAGCCGGAGGTGGCCACCGGCTTGTGCTGGGCCTTGTCGAACTTGCCGCAGGTGTCCAGAGGGGTGACGCGGATGCGCTTCCCCAGCACTGGTGTGTATGAGTGCGTCTTCGCCATGGTTCAGCGCTCTCCTTCGTACGTGATTTGAGTGATGGTGTAGACCGCGGCCGCGGCGATCACGGCCAGGGCGACTGATGCTGCGCGGGAGATCACTCTTCCGCCGCCTTCAGGTCAAGCTGCGGGAGACCTGCGTCCACGGTCACCCGGAACGCGTCCCACTTGTTGAAGCCGATGACGTACTGGCGCTCGGCCACGCCGGTGACGTCGTTCTGACCCTTGTCGAACCCGCCGGCGCCGTTGGTCGAGGTGAAGGCCTCCCCGCGGTAGATGACGATCGGGCCGGTGGCCACGATCTGCATCTCGTCCGGGTATCCCGCTCCGACCACGACCGGAGTGCCGAGGCGGGTCTCGAAGCGCCCGTCCCGGCCGGTCTTGATGAGCTTGGCGCTCGCCATGAGGCTGGCCAGGCGGCGCGGGATGTGCAGGGTCGGCTGCGCCCCGTACTGTGCGGCGTAGTGCTCCAGGACGGCTAGGCCCTGAGGCATGTCGAGCTTGCCGGACCCCTTGGCGGCGTAGGAGCGGACCTTGCCGAGGCCTAGCCCCCGGTTAGGAGCGCCGCTCCAGAGGGCCTGCTCAACGGCGTGCTCCTCCTGAAGGATCAGGCGGGACGCCGCGATCTGGGTGGCCTCCTGAGGGGAGTGGCTCAGGGCCGTGGTGCGGTAGGCCGCGTACACGGTGAGCGGGGCCTGTGACTCCAGGGTCAGGCACTTCGGGTCGGTCAGGGTCTTCGGCAGGCCGGGAACTGTGCCGGGGCTCTGCCACTGACCGATGGCGCCAAGCTGAGCACGCTCGACGTCCTCCCAGGTGACTCCGTTCTCCCAGCGCACCGAGGAGTCCTCGATGGGCGCGAACTGGGAGAAGAGCCCGCCCGTAAGGGGCGTGGCAGCGGGGGCGCTGACCCGCTGCTTCGGTGCGATGATGGGCATCTGTCCTCCTTGCTGGACGGCTGTGGCTGAGTGAGGTCACGGGGCGGGAGGGGCCTTGCCGCCTCCCGCCCCGGAGTCATCACTTGGCCGGGTCAGCCGTGCCGTTGGCGAGGAGCTTGATGCCGGTGCCGGTGCCGCCGTTCGGGTTGAGCGGGACCGTCACGACACGGGCGTCGTGCCCGCGCTTGGCGACCAGGTAGCCCTCCTCGGTGAACAGGGCGGTGTAGTCGTTCTGGCCGAGCAGGACCGAGTCGTAGACGGTGTCCAGGGTGATGACGTCCTGGCTGCCCTTGACGAAGGTGCCGGCGCTGTACAGCAGGAACTTCAGGCTGCCCGGCCACACCTTGAAGGCACCGGCCTCGCCGGTGAGGGCCTGCCAGTCGTAGACGAACTGGGCGTTCACGCCGCGGCTGCGGAACCAGGCGTCGATACGGCTGTCGGGAACGTCCATCAGGTCGACTCCCTGACGGCGAGCCAGGTCGGTGCGGATGGCGCCGTGGACCCAGTAGGGGAAGACAGCCTCCAGGGTGGTGGAGCGGGAGAGGCGCTGAGCGTAGCGGTAGTGCTCGACCTGCAGCTCGATGGCGGTCAGGATCGGGGCGGCGGCTCCGATCTGGCCGGAGTCCATGGAGACGGCGGTGGACTGGGTCTCCATGGAGGCGATGATCCGCTCGCTCATCTTGTGCTCGTGGGCGACGAGGGCGCCGCGGATGGTGCGGGCGACGAGCTCGGGGTAGCCGCGCTGCTGGAGCAGGCCGGCCTGGATGTGGATGCCGGCGGCGGAGAGGCGGACCTCCTCGAAGTCGGTGCAGGGAACGTGGTAGACGGGCTTGGCGCCTACCTTGTTGGTCGGGTCGGTGGCGGAGGTGGGCTGGTACTTGCCCTCCTTCGCCTCGGCCTCGGTGAAGTTGAAGGAGGGGGCCGCGTAGAGGTCGGCGAACTTGGGGCCCTTGGTGAACTTGATGCCGCCGCGGGTGACGTTGATCTCAGGCAGGGAGATCAGGCCGTCGCGGGACTCGTCCTCGAGCAGGTCGTAGACGGTCTCGGAGGGGGCGCACCAGCCGCCGGCCGCGACGAGGGAGCCGCCGGGCAGGTTCTTCTCGTTGACGGCGAAGGCCATGGCGGCGTCAGCGCTCTCGGGGGAGCCTACGGTGGCGCGCTCGTCGAAGGCCTTGCGCACGACGGCCAGGCTGTGACGCTCACTCATGGCGCGGCCGGCGCGGGCGGCAGCGGCGTAGGCGCCGGAGTTGAAGCCCTGGAGGCGGCGGTCGAGGGCGACGGCCAGGTCCTCGAAGGAGGCGTCGCTGTCAGCGGCGAAGCCGGGAACGTCGGCCACGGTCATACGGGCCTTGGGGGTGGTGTCCTCCACGGAGGTCTCCTCAGTGATCGCAGGTGCGGGGGTGTGAACGTGCCGACGGATGCCGGACAGCTTGATGGGGCCGCGAGGAGCGGCGGCGGTGACGGCCTCGGGCTCGGCGTCCACCTGAGCCTCGGTCCCGACGTCGGCCGCGGCGGCCTTGGCCTTCTTCTCAGCCTTCTCGGCGTCGGCCTTCTCGGCCTCCGCCTCGGCGCCGTCGGCCTCATCCTCAGCCTTCTCCTCGGCCGGGGTGTCGTCCTCGTCATCGGCAACGGGGGCGGGCTTGTCAGCGCCGACCTTGGCGGCCATCTCGGCGGCCTTGGCGGCGCGCTCGGCGGCGGCCTGCTCGCGGGTGCTGATCTCGGCGGACAGGGCCTCGATGCCCTCGGTCAGGGTGCCGAGAGTGGCCAGGTCCTCATCGGTGAACTCGCCGCCGGCGTAGAGGGTCTGGAAGGCGTCAACTGCCTTGGAGCGCAGGTCACCGAGGTCGGCGGCGCTCAGGTCGGTCAGGTTCTCAGGGATCTCCAGGTCGAAGGTCTCGACCGGAGCGTCGTCCGCCTGGTCGGCGAAGACGGTGATGTCGAAGTGCTTGCGCATGTTGAGGGGTCCTCCGTGTCTTGTTGCTGGGCAGGGTTCCCGTCCCCAGCGGGTACGCACGAGGCCCTGCTGCCATGCCGTTGGCTCAAAGGATACACCTATGAGTGAGATACCCCTCCATAGGCATGGACAAAGCCCCGCACCGCCATGAGCAAACGGTGCGGGGCTCTGCTGATCCACCCAGCGTCAGGAGTCCATGAGACCTCTAACAGGGATCATCATAACCGATGACGATGAGTGGCGCTACGCCTAGAAGCGAGTGATCGGGGAGGAGTCCTTGGAGCCCTCGCCGGGCAGGGTGCCGTCGGCCAGCGGCCTAGGCTCAGTGCCTACCGGAGGGGTCGTAGTCCGTCCGCAGTTGCATCCCATTATCTGTGTTCCTTCCCTCAGATGGATCCGAGACGGCGCGCCATCTGCGCCGCCTTCGCCAGTGTACCCGCGCGCTCGACCCGTGCCCGCATCCTGTCGGCGGCAGACGCCCTCTCCAGATCCCGTCGGCGCTCCGACTCGGCCAGGCGCTTCAGGTACGAGATGTCTCCGAGCGTGAGCCCGTTGGAGCCGATCGGTCCGTTCGAGGGGTGAGAGGCACGGGCGGCTGAGTCGTCGTGGGCCACAACTCCGGACGCCTGGAGGGAACGGACCTCCCCAGATGCCAGGAGACCCTGCGGACGCGGGACAGGGAAGCCCGGCACGTTGACGGCGAGCGCGCCGACGAGCTCGAGCGAGCCGCGGATCGTGCGCCAGTCCCCGGAGATCGGGGCGGAGCGGGCCACCCGGACCTGCTCGGCAGTGATGCCGGGGCGCAGGGAGCCGGCGACCCAGATTCCGTAGGCGTCCTCCCCGGCCGCGACATCCGCGAAGACGGTGCCGGTGTTGTCGTAGTGCTCGGCCGCGGCGTTGGCAGAGTCCCGAGGTCCGGCGTGCCCGGTCCCCATTGTGAGATGCCCCACAGCCACGGAGGTTCCCTCCGCCGTACGCAGCGCGCCGGTGCGGAAGTAGGCGTAGTTCGACGGCGAGGTAGGCGGCTCGACGCACTTCCCGATCTGCCCGATGTGGCAGGTGCCCCAGGCGGCGATGTGCCCGTAGACACGGCCGTCGTCCTCGACCACGAGAGCGGTCGGGCCGGTCAGGGCCGGGTCCTTGAACCACGCCTCCGGAGGGGCGGTGGGAATAGCCGCAGCGGTCAGGGAGTCACGGCTCCGGGGAGCTGTGGGGGCCTCAACCTTCTCCTCAGCCTCACCTGTCCCATCCTTCTCAGCAGGCTGAGCAGGGGCCTGGCCGGCGGCGTAGACGCGGGCTGTGGCGAAGGCGGGAACGGCCACGAGCGTGGCGGCGCGCAGGCGGGCCGACTCGATGACGGTCAGCTCGTCCGAGGACGACATGGCGGCGACCTTGACCCGCCCCTCAGGGTCGGTCTCGTCGTCAGGAGCATTGCCGGAATCTGCAATGTCGGCCTCCGGCATGTCAGCCTTCGCCATGATCCTGAAAGTCACGTCGTCGGTGTCGATGGAGACGCCGTTGGACATCTTCTCGCTGACCTGGCGGAACGCCTCCGCGCCTACGGCGGAGCCGAGGTCGAAGGTGCCGGTGGCGTAGATGTCGCCACCGTCGCGCCGCTCGACGGTCTCGATCCGGCCGCAGACCTCGGCGCCGTCGTGACCACCCACGTCCTTGAAGGCCACGCGCAGCGGGATGGGAAGGTCGTCCCAGCGCAGGGCGCCGTCCTCGATCAGGCGTCCGTCGCCTGTCATCTCGCCCTCGCGAGCGATGACGCCCTCCCAGCGGCCGTTGGGCGCGGCCGGGACGTCGGCCTGGATCTTATACACATA